ATCCCGGTTTTTAATGTTGGTTTTAACGTGGTCGTATAGACTCATTATTGTTTCCATGCGGTATTCTTTTAAATGACAAAAACCCCAAAATCCGCAGCGCATCCACTCGCCGTTTCATTTGAGGTTTAAATAATTTCTTTACGCGTTCGTTGTGGATGTCACGCGCTTATTGATTGCAATTTTAGTTGTTCTTTTCTTTCTATCCAAAATATATTTGTCTTTTCTGCGAACTCCTTTTGCCAAAACCCTGTTGTGATCCGCTGCGGCTTGTAGGTTTCGGGGTCAATTTCGCACATGGTTAGATAGTATTTTTCGAATAGTTGCCAAAGTCTTGTTCTTAGTTTGGTTTCGTTCGTGTCCCATTGCTCCGGCGTTATTTGGTGGCGTTCTATCGTTGTCTCGAATAGCTTTTCGATCATCAAATAAATTGCGCGGCTTGGTTTGTGGCTCCTGCGGTGCATGGCTTTTATAGCGTGCCTGCAAATCGTTTCGATTTCCTTGTCTTCGTTTGTTTTCGAATAAAGTTTTGAATCTTGACGCGCCAAAAGTTCGGGAACGTTAACCGATTTTGGAAATTCTGTTCCGCACTTTTCGCAGCTTTTCGCCGTTATCCTGTTTTCGTGTTCGCACTCGGGACACGCTTTCGTTGGCATTGCCTCGGTTTCCAACGAAAAGTTGTTCCACTCTTTTTGCCATTGCTTTGCGCGTGGTTTTTCCCATGTTCCGTGACCTCTGAAAACGCCCTCAACGCCCTCGATGTTGAACCCTAAGTCTACAAAGTTCCATGATGTTTTGATGTAGTCGTCCCCGGAATAAGAGCGACCCCCGCGCCCTGCTATCTGCAGGAACAAAGAGAGAGAACGCGTAGACCTTGCAAGAAGTACGCAACCAACAGTTTTACAATCGAACCCCGTTGTGAAAACGTCCACGTTGATCAACACGGCGTCCGGGTTGCTTTTGAACCATTGTACCACCTCCCTGCGGCTTTCGATGTTGTCCCCTTTGGAATGGTAGACGCGGGCATTGATTCCTTTTTTTATAAAATGCTCATGTAGCAAATTGGCGTGTTTTACTGACACGGCGAAAACTAGAGTTTGACGCCCGAACCCGTGTTGCATGTACTCGGTAAAAACGGACGCGATCATTTCCGGGGTGGTGAATATCCCGTTTAATGAGGGGGACGAAAAACCGGCGGCGTTGTTTGCAGCTTCTAAGTTTTGGAACGACTGCGGGTCTATTGGTGCCACGTAAGTGTTTGGTTGGACCAACGACCCAAAATTGATCCGTTCGTCGATGTCTGCGCCTGCAATTAGCTTGTCGTAATACAAAGCCATTGCGCGTTTCTTTTCCATGAAAACCGGTGTTGCTGTAAATCCAATTCGGCGTCGGTGTTGCAATAGCCCGTCGATGTATTCGAGTTGCCCCGTTTTCTTTGAGTACTCCCAACCCCCTGTGATTTTGAAGAACTCCCCGCGGTGGCACTCGTCAATGACTACGGTGTCAACTCCTGGGAATGTGAACCCCTTTTCTATTCGTGCCGCTAAAGTCTCAACCATAGCGACGACAAATCGAGGTTCCTTTGTTACCTCTCCATAGTTCCGCGGCTGCAATTCGAGTGTTGTTCCTGTGGCGCAAACAACGTCGGGGTCCTGCCCTAAATCTCTAAACGATTCGATTGTTTGTTGCAATAGTTCTTCTCTGTGAACCAAAACCATGAAACGCACCGTGGTTGTTTTCTTTGCCTGCTCTATTAGGTAGTGCGCAAACGTGAAAGTTTTTCCGCCTCCGGTTGCAAGCTGAACACAACAATTTTCGGTGTTGTGCTTGTCCAACTCGCTTTCGATGTGGGTTTGGTAGTCGTATAATTTGATCATTTTTTAAACCTGTTATCCTGTTTGATCCATTCTTTAAACTTCTTGAAAATGTCGTCCGGCATGAGTGTTCCGGATTCTCGGTGACCCTGTCTCGTTATCACTCGCGCCCGTTCTTCTGCGGTAATTTCGTGGCGTAGAAAATAGATGATCCGTTTACCCTCTCCGATGACGTTTTCCCGTCTATATTGTGTTGCGTTGTTCATTTTAATAAACTTTAGTGTTTCCAACCGCTTTTTTGTGGACAATAGCCACAATTTTGATTGCTTCACGGTTTTTAATTCCTGTTAATTTGCAAATCATCGAAATCATGTGCGCCCGTTTGTTTAATGCTTCGATGTCCTCACCTGTCCACACGCACCAATCGACGTTGCGATATTCTTTGAGGTGTTCCGGTACCACTTTTCGTTTCCCTCTCGGTTTTATGTGGGCGTTCGTTTGAACACGCAACGCCCCGCAGTAAATCACTTGCATAAATCCGCTAGTTCCTCGATTGTCATTATTTCCGGCTCCATTACTCGGACCGTTAACCGTTCTCGTCGGTTGTCGTCAACTAGAGACACCATAGCTTTACCGGATGGCAAAACCTCAACAACTTTGTATGTCTGTTGTATCATTGCAACGCCGTTGATTGTTTGCCCGACTCCTATATTTCGAACCCTGTGTTGTCCCGTCATTTCGGGAGTGAATTTGATTTTCATTACTTAAATATTTTTTCTTTTATTCTCTTTTCTGCTTTCTCGTATTCTTCAAAAACAACCGCAATTGCTTTTTTTACCTCCGGAGACGTTGGGCGCTGCCCGTCTGTTATTCTCCAAAATTGGTCCGGTCTAATCCCTATGAATCCCGCCAATGCTACTTTACTGATTTTTAAAGCTGTTATCCTGGCATTAACTAGAGCGCCATATTCTCGACGCTCTAGTTTTTCCTTTTCTGTTAGCTTTTTTATTTTTCGCATACCTCAATTTTCAAGTCGTCGCCGTTACGGTCCACAAGTTCCACAAATAGTTGAATACCTCTTTGTTCTGCCCAGGCTTCCACTTCTTTTAAGTTTTTAGAGTCTAACAATGAACCGTCGAACCTTGCAATTTTCACGTCCTGCATAAGTTGGAATTGAAGTTCTAAGCCTGCAATGATTCTGCGGGCGGTGTTTATTTGGTTATCGTTAAACGGTAATCCATCTAATAACAATTTGTCGTCGTCAAGTTCCAATCCGGAAACCGGCAATGGCGTGTTCTCCAACTCTCGTTTTTTGGCTTCTGTTATCTCGTCCATTTCGTTTTGGATTTCGTCAACCTCGGTTGCTACGGTCCCGGCTTTGTCCCTAAGTTCTCCAACTTTGGTGTTTTCTTGGATGCTTGCGTTGTGTTCCGCCGCCTCGTTTAGTTCCTTTTGAATTGACGACACCGGAGTTTGTTGGTGGTCTTTTAGCCACGTTTCACCCTTTGAAATTTCGTTGTCGAGGTCAAACACTCGTTCGTTTAAAACTCTTATTTGCTCGGCTATCGATGCCCGTTCCGCCATTTTGTTTTCCACTCCCGAGTTTATGCGGTCAATATTGGCATTGTTCTTCATTGCGGCGTTTAGTCTCTCGGTAACTTCTGAAACATCAACCGGTTTGATCTCGGTATCAAAAAAGCGCCCTGCTATCTCGCCCTCTAGCTCTTTTAACTCTCGACTTTTGAATCGTCTTTCGTCGTATAGTTCTTTGAATCTCGCGTCTACGTCGGACCAATCAATCCCCGTGATTTCTTTAATGAAATCAATCTGTTTTGATACCGGTTTATTTATGAAAGTGTCAATATTGAAGTCTGTAACACCGAATAACTCTTTGAACAACGTTGCTGGCTTTGTTTGCGCGTTTCCGTTGGCGTCGAAAATGTTCATTTTTGGTTTTTGGCTCCTTGCTGAGAACTTGAACTCAACTATGTAGTCTCCAATATTTATTTTTACGTTGCCACTTTTCGCCCCGTCTCTCAATGGCTGTTCCGGCATCGCTCCAAAACACGCGTCTATAAAAGACGTTTTACCCATCCCGTTTGGTGCTACCAAAAATACGTTGTTTCCGTTTAATTGCTTTGCAACGTTTTTAATCGACTTGAAATTCTGAATTTCTACGCTTTGAATTTGCATTATTTTTTTATTTTAAAATTTGACCATGAGCTCAATTCGTCGTTCGCATAAACAATTCTAATTGTAAAAAACGACCTACCAACGGCGCCGAACCCGTTTTGGCTATCCACATAAGAATTGATTTCGAACGTGTTTTCGTCAATCTTTGTAATATGTTTGACGTATTCGTAAGCCCCTGGGAACTCTGCGGTTGACGGTGAACGAAGTTTGTTTTTTACAATCTCCTTTGCTTGTACGTAGCATTCGATTTTCTTTGTTGACTCGCTTTTGGGCGCCTTGTTGCCGTCGTTACCCATGCAATTGTACATGATTAATCCCGTGAGTAATACCGAAATTGCGAAAACCTCCCAATTTGGTTTTTTGTGTTGTGGTTCTGTTCTTGTTTCCATCTTAATTTGTATCTGATTTCCTCGCCCCGTTGCGATTCCATACCCAAAAGTATAAAAAGCAAATTACTTTGCAAAGTATGCGAGGACTTTTTTTTGCTTATAAACAAAAAACGCTCCCAGGAACCCCCAAAAGCGTTTTTATTTTTCATAAAGTATCTAACATAGTCAAAGGCTTCTCAATTCCTCCGGCTGAAACGTGACCACTCGGTCACTAGAGATTAAGGGAACAACCACGATCCTTAATCTCTTGCTCCGTGGTAGGCTCTGACACCACCCACGGATTGCATGTTTACACGATTTGTTTTGAATGGACAGCGTTCGAAACATGCAAAGCGCGAACCCGTTAATGTCTTTACCCTATTTTTAAGTGCTTTCCTGTTACCTGGACCCACACGTATTCGGGTTTGTTTTTTACCGTGTCAATGTAGAATTGAATTAGTGGTAAATTCTCTTTTTTGAATAGTATTTTTATTCCCCTTTTTTGTTTCTGCAACCAATCAAACATGATCCAAAACTTTTCGTGGTTCCATTCGCCGTTGTAATTACGCCGGAACCAATCCAATGATTCCGGCGAATAATAAACTTTAGAATGGCAATTCATCGTTCGCCACGTCACCCTCTCCAAAAGCCTGTTCAACCGCTTTAATTGCCTCCGGCTTTGGCTCCGGCTCAGTTGGTGCAACCGCCTTAACTTTTGGTAAAATCTCGTTCAACATCATGTTTTTGATAAACTCCAAAGCGTCGGTTTTATCCTTCACCTTTTTACCGTTGACCGTGACTGTTTTCCATTTCGGCATCCCTCCCGGGTTGTCCTTAGTGAAAAACGGCGATACCTTAACCGCTCCGCCCTCATAAAGCGCAACCCCTAAACGTGCGTATTCCATTTTGTTACCCTCTCGGTCCGTATCTAGTGCGTACGCCATGACGCGCATATCTTGTGCAAAATCCGTTATGCTTGGCATTTTTAAAACTATTGAATTTGCAATATCTGAATCCGCGTTGAACTGTAAGTTGATAAACTCCGGCGCTGCTCCTGGTTCTGTTACGTCAAATCTTAACGACCATTCGTCCCCGTAGTTTCCCGAGTCGTCGAACCTTATGTCCACGAGTTGCCCCTCAAACTCTTTTATCTTACGTTCCCAAACGATTTTTCCCTCGTTAGGTCCTTCTGTTAGCGTTCGGATTGTTATGTCCTTAGTTCGTTCGTGATCCTTTGCCGCGTGTTCCTCGCTTGTCATAGCTGACCCAATTCGTTGAACGAATTTTCCGTCCGGTGAGACTCTAACGTATTTCGTATTCGAAACCCCCGTGTCGATTGTAATTCCTCTTGCCATTTTAATTTGTGTTTAATTGGTTCGTAATATACAAAAAAAAAGGATGTCAAACGACACCCCCTTTTTTCTCTAACACAAATTAACTGTTTTTAAACTGTCGCGTTCCACTCAATGTTGGACGGTACCATTTCCAACGATGCAACAACGTTCGAATCACCCTCAGATGCTCCGCCCGACATGGTTTTAAACTTACAGTTTTTGATGATGTCCGCAACCGGTGCCGACCCCTCGGGTAAATATGCAACCACCAAATCAAAATTTGGTATGTTCATTAAGTTTTTACCTGGTGCCGCAGCAACTAAAGCGTTGTACTCTGCGCGGTCAATTGTCATTGACGCGGTCACTTCTATTTTTCCGTTTGACTGCGAAACGGGTCTGCGTCCTGCGCCGTAATTGTTCACTACGTCGGCTGTTTCCTCGTATGTGATTTCAGTTATGCCGGCAATTGGCACCCCGAAAATTGAAGTGGTCATATCCACCCACGAATATGCAACCCCGTTTATTAATGGTGTTCTATCTACTGCCATATTTTAAGAATTTACGTTTGGAACAAATCCAACATTTACAATAATTGAACGCGCAACATTAACCGGTACAAGTTCCAAAGAAACAACCAATTCTGAAGTTGAAACAACGTTCTGTTCCGGGTTTATAATTGTAGCCGACGCGCTCAATTCGCCGTCTGCCTCCATTTGTTTTAACCCTTGATCGCAAAGCCCCTTAAACGTTGCTATCGTGTCAAGTGTCAACGTGCCGTCCGGGTTAACATACAACGGCGAACCTAATTTTGGCAATAACAATTGGCGCGTTCTGCGGACCGCTTTGTCAATAGTTCGGTTTCTCTCGATTGTGTACAAATCATCGTTTGCGGCTGTTGCCGTGTATGAATCATTATTAAACGTCCCTGAATAGCCCACAAAATTAACTAAGAAAATGTATCCCAAACCGTCCAACGCTTCGATTTGCGCTTTCGGTGTGTTCTTTACAAAATCACCGTTCGAAAACGCCGGCTCTGCAAACTCTCCCGAGGCTGTTACCATTGGGAATTTCTCGACATAAGAAATTGACTCGTGGACCGCTGCGCGTGATACCGCACCCAATTTCGCACCCAAATCTGTTATGGATTTTAAGTCGATTCCATAAAGTGTCGCACCAAATCCGGCTCCATCTTGTCCGATTGTTACAGAAACGTTGTTCGCTGTCCCTGTCCTCAAATCCGGTAACGTTGTTAAATCTTCTCCGAAAATATCCGGTGCAAAAATAACGTTCAACGGCATGTCGTTCCCTTTTAGGATGTCCACTTGCGATTGTATCGCTGTAACCCTAATTAACATTGTCGAAGAGTCCGTTAAAGTGTCATCCAACCAAATACCTATTTGGCGAATTTCACCGTTGGCGAATGTTTGCATTGTTTCAATCTCTGCGAAATCCGGCGTTGCTCCTGGCTCGTCAAAAATACCGATGTATAATTCACCTTTTGTTTGCTTTTCAAAAAACTCTGAAATGTGATACCAAAGCGATGAATAACTCCCCTCTTTCTCAATTCCCAGGTCCTCCGCTTGTTCTAGACTAAACACCTTTTGAATGTTAGTCGTAGCAAACCCCGTTGGTACTGACGATCTATAAAACACCAACCCCGAAATATGGTCGTTGTTTAGTAGTGGTCCACCCAATCCGGATTTGTTCCTATTAAATACTATACTATTTAAAGCCATTACTTAGTGCTTTTTTTGGTTTCCTTTTCTTTTTTAGGCTTCTTTTCCGCCTCAATTGCTTTGTCCGCCTCTTCAGCCGTTAAAAACACTTTTGTGTTTCCGCTTTCGTCGGTCAAAACCTCGCCGAATCTTGCACCCTCTTTGTGCTTTGTGACTTTTAAGCCCCCTATAACTTCAACTTTTTTGTACTTCATAACGAATTTTTTTAAACAAAAAAACCGGGTTGGATGAACACCCCACCCGGTTCCAATTAAATTGAAAACTTTCTTTTTTCGCTTATGCGAAAGTGTCTTGTATTAACACCGCTACACCCTCGCCGTTTGTTCTACCTTTAGAACCTCCGGCTCTTACCATTGCGTTTACAATAGAGCCTAAGTATTCCGGATCATCGAAACGACCGTATGTCTTAGCGTTACCCTCCGCACGTCTCACAAAAGACTTATGCCACGCAATTATTGCGTCGCGGTCCGTAGTTTGCGCACTTGTTCCCGCTGCGATTTTTTGGAATGTGTTGTCGTATCTTACCGATTTTGAACGTTTGTAGACTTTAAACCCTAAAATCTCACCTACAACGCCATTCTCAACCGGAACACCTTTTTGGAAATCACTAGAGGTAAACTCCGGTAATTTTAACAAATCCGCGTACATGTTCGCCGACGCTAAAAGGTAACGACCGTCTGCTGGGATGTCCTGCGCATCTAAAGCCGTCATTAAGTTTAAAATATCGTTGTATGTTACCGCTTTAACCGCAGCACCACCCGCCGAACTTGGACGTGTCGCCCCTGTTGTTTTTAATGAACTTGAACCATCCGCCGGACACCAAGCCGTTCCGATTCTCTCCGCAATTGTTGTGTTTAACATTGCGATATGGTCGCCCATAATGTCCATTCTTTTTGAATAGTTGATTACCGCCTCGTTTGCGTCCTCAACATAAATTGGTGGTGTGTTGAATTTGTGCACTGAATAAGTCAATACGCTGTCAACTCTCGCCTCCGGAGTCAATGGCACCGTTGCGTCAACCTCAACGGTTGGTTTTGATCCACTTTGAGGGACCTCAACAGTTCCACCGTTTACAGAATCCAATTTTGATTGCTTGTAAAACTCATTCGCCGGGAATAAGTTTTTTTGCAAGTCTTTGCTAAATACTTTTAATATTTGTTCAGCCATTTTTCAATGAAATTATGCTATGTAAGCGTTGAATAATTTTTCATACTTCGCGTTGTTTTCCACTTGCATTTGTGAAAGCCCCGCCGGGTCATTTTTCGACCAATCTTCGAAAGTCCACGTTGAGTTTTCAACCGTTTCGATTGTCTTACCCGCGTCTCCTAGTTCACCCATGATCTTTGGCGCTTTCGCTCCTTTGATTGAGTCTAACAAAATCGACGTGTTTTCGATGTCTCCAATTGCTTTTGCGAGCCATTGAGATTTCGATTCCGAACTAATTTTTCCGCCTGCAATAGCGTTATCAATTAATTCAATCGCTTTGGATTTGTTGATAGTTGCCAACTCGTTTTGCATTTGCTCAACTTGTTCGACTAACCCATCATTTTTAGATTTCAATTCGTTGTTGATTTTCTCAACGTCTGAAATCGTGTTTTGCAACCCTTGAATTGCTTCTACTGTTGAGCTTTCCGCAGCATCCGCCGACAAAGACAACAATTCGTTCACCTGTTTCATTTTTTGAACTTTTTGTTTCCCGGAAACCGCCGGGTCGGATGTAAATTCGTTTACTATATTCATAATCTGTTCGGCGTCCATAGATTCCGAAATCTTTGGTGTTCTCCCTGTTGTTGGGATTACCTCATCGAACAAACCATTGTTTATTGCTGTCTCAGCATTGAAAAACGTTTCCCCGCTCAACATTTCGTTGACCTCGTTTTCTCCCATTGCTGAATTTTCATTGAAAACCGTTTTAATTTGGTTATAAACCTGGTTCAAAACTCCCGCGCCAACTTGTTTTCCATCTTCGGGGCGTGGTGCGTGTGCGTGAAACAAACCGTTTGATTTTATGGTCCTTTTATCCCCCGCTTGACTGATCACGCCCGCCATTGACGCCGCAACCCCAACAACTTGCGTTTCCGTTTTCATAGGTGAACCCGCAATTGTTGAGAATATTTCCCAACCTTGAAACGTGTTCCCACCGCTTGAATTTATCGTTACCAAAAGATTTTGCACTCCTGCATCAACTAAAGCATCATGTTCTTTTGTGAACATTTCGCCCGTTATCCCCTTTTTTGGGTCCGCATCAATTTTTCGGTTTATCCGCATAATTGCCGACGCGCCGTTATTCTCAATATTTGCTAATTCAAAATTCATATAAACAATTTACGTGTTTAACTTGTTTTAGTGCCCTTTTTAAGCCATATTGAGCCAACAAAATACATTAATATGGCAATTCCTACAAAAACAGTCCGCGTACAACTGCGAGGACGTCGAAAAGTACAATTCGAGAACCTACAAAAAGAAACGGAAACAACAGACGCCGAATTGCTCCGACGCATTATTGATTCCTATTTTAAAAATTAGTAGTCGATACAAACACTGTCAAGGTATGCTATTGCTGCGCCTGCGTCTGCGTTAGAGTCTGCACCCATGTACAAGCCACCGTCTGTTCTTATCTCTAAATAGCCCGAAATGTTCTTCGTACTGTCTTGGGACAAAACACACGCTATTTTGTGGTTTCTATTCAGTAAAAATCCGGTTGGTAATTGAGCAACCTTCAACACGGAACCACTCAAATCGTCAATGTATATTTCACCTTGAAACCTAATCAATTGATTTATTGATTCTTTTCTAACAAGAACGCCTTGTCTTTGTGAGCCGGAATACGTCCCCCCACCTCCTACGCTTACCCATGAACCTATATTTAAATCACTTTTCTTTAGTGGCTCGTATGCTTGTTGTACCGCTCCACCGATACCCAACAAATCCCAATTTGTGTTGGGGTGGTTCATGTGGTAAAGATTAATAAAACCGGAAGTTTGGTTTGATCCGCCCGGCGTTGCCCCGTTCCCATCATGGAACGCAGGAACCAAAGCAACCGCGTATTTGTCTTTTATGCTGGAATTATAATCCCAACCGCTTGTGCCTTGCGTCATAGGCGTTAGTTTCACGCTATTAGAAACAACAACGTCGTGTGTTTGCCCGTTCCGAAAAACTCTAGCTTCCTTTAATTCGTCGCCCTCAGTAACCGCAATGGCTGTTGGCGTTGCTGCAAAAAGACTTCGAACCTCAATTGAACCCCCTGGATAGTAACAAACTTTTTCCCCTAATAAAACTGTGAACGGTGAAACGTCACAAGTCGTAACGCTCGACCCCGTTTGAATATTTGAGTAAACCGGTGGTGTGATAAACGCGCCCGCTTTTGTGTTGTAAAGAATGTCTGTCCCCGATACTCGACTAAACCGAAAACCGTTTTTTTCTGCGTTGTATTTCAAAGCGCCTAAACCAATAGTCTTTGCGTTCTCTTGAATTTGTGCGAGGTCTTCAATATAAATTGGTGCCCCTCCTGGTTGGGGTTGTGCTATTATTTCCTTTTCGTAATCCATTTTAATATCGTTTTATTTTGTAAGTGGTCCCGGCAATCCTAAACCGGTTTATCTCAAAGTTTATTTTTTCAATTGGTGTAACGTCGTAAACATGCCCAGGAACCCAAACCGTGAAACCCTCTATGGTTTCCAATATTGATTTTGCATCGAAATAAACCGGTTCGTTGTCTGCGCCCCCAACGTTTGATCCAAAAAAGTTTTTTAGATAATAGTTCTCGTTCTGCGTGTGGAAATACAAAGGTTCAAAACTTTCGCTGTTATTCTCTATTGCTATTTGTGGACCCCCTAACGGGTTCAATTCTTCATTCAATACTGATTCAAACGATAGTTTTTGAGCCGACCGCCTCGCCTCTCTTTGCAGTCTCTCAAAGTATATTAAAAAAATAGCGTTATTTAGCACGTTCATTTGCCCCACGCAAGAGCGTAAAAAAGCAACGTGTTTTTGTTCACGCTTATTCACGGGGAACAAACGCGAAACCATCAAAGAGAAGTCTATTCTAAAATTCATTTTTTGCCGTCATTGTGATGATTGAGTCCGTTTCGTCATACTCTAAATAGCCCGCATCTGAATTGTAAAGTCTGTCTATTACTTCGAACGACTGCCCCGATCGTTGCCCCCACATTTTCAACCCCTGTGTATCGATACCGTAAACCCCTGGCACCTGTTGAATTGCGTCAACGATTTGTTCCCTAACAACCGTACCGTTGAAATTATCAATTGATAAATTCGCTAAGTAGTTTTTTAATGCTGTTACAATGTCCTCTTGTACCGTATCACGTAGGTACTGCCCCGAATAGATGATTTCAACGTCTATTTTGAATATGTCTGCGTCTAATGATTCCGAACGAATAACCACGCCCGCAAAGCCTATTTTGTCGATATAATCACGTAAAGCATTGATTTCGTTTTCTGTCAATTTCTCCAATGGATCCGAACCTTTAGCGACTTTTACAACAACGGCGGATTCCGTCTCGACTACTGCGCAGCGTGAAATAATACGCAACGACTCGTCGATTGTGGTGTAACCCACCGAGCCGTCCGGCTGTTCTGTGACAAACTGCCTGTTGTCTTCGTCATATTGGAACTCCAAAACACGGCGCTGTAACCACCCCGGCGTCCCTGGTACTGCGTCCCGCGCGATTGTCTCCATAGTTTCAATTCCTATGTCCATAAACCGTTCGTGAACGTGAATTGCTGTTGCTATTACAAAAGTCCATAGCCTCCAAATAGCCGTGGCGGATGGACTATTCAATCCCCCCAATGTTGTGTCCGCTTGGATGTCCGCAATGATAGCGTTTTGAATTTCTGTTATTGATCTAGCCATTTTTAAATTTTGTCTACGTATTTCGCCGAAACCTCGCCCGCAACTGTTACCGGGATTCTGTCGTTGTCTACGAACCTACTTGTCGAAATTATGTTTGTCTTGAAATCTACTTGAAACACGTAAATATTGCCGTGCAACTCGTCGGCGGCTTCTGCTATGCGTTCAAACGATCCCGAACCGCTGGGCTGGAATTTGTGGAACGCCTCGAAAACCTTTTCTTTGAAGTCGAAAATATCCAACACGTTTTTGTCGTCGAGTATTCGAAAGCCTATATTAAAACGTATTGTGAAAGTATCGGACCGCTGCGCCCCACTCCCGTTTTGTTGGTACTCGATGCCCTCGGGAAACGACAAATAAATAGCAGGCAACCGAATGCCGTTTTCGTCTCCCTGCGAAATTCGTTCGAATGTGTTGTTGAACACCCCAAACGCTTTTACCTCCGGCAAATCCGAGGCTATTTTGTCAAATATTTGTTGGATCAGTTCGCGTGTCATTTCGGCGTCATTCTCTTTAAAATCAATTTACGTATTTTTGTGTTTAAATAGGTACTTCGACCTATAAATTGTCTCTTTGGCATTTTAAACGGCGCAGCTTTACGCCCCGACATCAACCCGTAATTGTGAACAGGTGCATATTTTACGTTCGAACCTACTAAAACGGATTTCATTGTCACCCGTTTTTTAACTATTGAGCGCGAAAGTTTTTTGCCACTCCCTTTTCCTATTAAAACGCCTCGCCCTGGGTCGGTGTTCCCTTTACGCGGTCGCCACGGGACAGTTACTTTATTTTTGAACCCTCCGCGCGTGAAATTGGCCGTGTATTCGTTCACGGCCTCGTTCGCAATCAACTTTGGCAATGTCCGTGAATCTTGCTGTACATGTCTGTGATAGAAAACTCCATCATTTTAGCCGCTGACTTCCAAGTTTTAGGCATACTTCAAAATTTCTCCGTCCATCATTCCCGGTTTAAATACTATTTTTACTCTTCGACCATTTCTTTTTTTTAAAAAATTATTTATGTATTCAACCCCCGTTTGTGATTCTATCGAATACGGGTTTTCATCGTTTGGATATTGTTTCGCGTATTGCAACAACAATTGGTCTTTATCACTCATAAATACGTTTTATTAATTTTTTACCTAATTCATAAGATTCGGGCAAAAATTGTTTCCATACATTGTTTCCTAAGAAGAAATTTTCATGTAAATGGGCAAAAACCTCTTTCGCTCCCCCATTTGCTGTTTGATAGTATTTCATAGAATGACCTTCTCCAAATTCCCCCCCGGTAATACCTCCTATTGAGTCCAACAAAGCGTTTAAATCCCTAGATAATTTATTTTGGTCTGATTTACTTAGTTTTGACCTTATAGGGTGGTTTTTATATTGAATTTCCTCTATTTCATCAATTAATTTTTTGAACCCTCCCAACTTTTCGACCTCTCTTTTTGTTCTTTTCATCAACCCCTTAATTGGCATAGAAATATAATTGTTGTTTACATGTCCGGTTTCATTATGGACGCTGTGCCCTAATTCATGGATAATATTCTTTTTTATGTCATACTCTGTATACTTTGTGCCGCTTGGGTTTGTTTTAGGTATTGACATTTTAACCTCATCACCTTTATATTCAATGTACGTTTGAGAGTCGTCTATTATTTTTATATTCTCGTTTATTTTAGTATAAATTCGATCATCAATTGATGAACCTGTTTTTTCCTCGATTTGTTTTTTTACACTTAATTGATTCTTGTTTAACTCAACCCCCGACGCCTTAACCTCAACGGGTTTAACTCTCTGCGATGGCTTAACAGCCGGCAACGTGTCCAAAACGCTTTTGAACTGTGGACCTACTGCAAAATAATCATGTTCGGGGCTATACAAAACCCTATGTGTTCCAACGTTTATATTGAACTCGTCGGGCTGCTCGATTCTCGGTATCTTTGATTGTGGCGTCACCTTTTCGCCGTATTCCTCCAACAAATCCGACATTTTAATAACGGTACAACGGCAATTCCACCCGTTCGGCGGGTAAAAGTTGTGCCAAAACGTATGCTCTTTTGGTAAAGTTGTTCCGTTTAATCTCGCGTGTTCACCACGGACCCGACCGTCTCCGGCTGTTACGTACTTTAAATACGGGAAATCGTCGTCGTTTGTCAAATCTTCCCACTTTGACGCCATTTGAGCCGACGACGTAGCGTTGTTATACTCAGCTTTCAACCAATGGTCGCGGTGGTTTTCCACGATTTGAAACGCGTTCTTTTTAAATTGGGACCATGTACGTGCGTTCCCGTTTTCGTCCAATAAAGCATCCGACAATTTGCGCGTCTCGTCCAATGTTTTAGCCCCTGCAAATTTAAACGCGTTGTCCTGTAATGCGTCATAAAATGATTGATCCGGGACCATGCCCAACCCCAACAACTGTTCGTTGTTTATACCCTCAACCATTCCGCGCGTTAATATCTCGCCCGTTTTGTTGTATGTATCAATGGGTAAGTTTTCCGGGTCGACTTCACCATTGAACACGTCCGCCAATGCTTTGAGCATTTCGGCGTCGGTGTACGGTTTACCGTCGAAACCCGGCATGTCCTCCCAATCTGCGGGTGGTTGTTCGTTTATAATGTTATGAATTGAACACATTTTTAACCTTATCAATTAGCGAGTCCTTTTCGTTTTCCTCTCCTGGTTTTGGGTCGTCCCCCTCCGGTGTTAATGCCTCCGGTGTTTCCTTTTCCTCAACCGGTGTTCCGTATTTCTCAGTTATGTAAGTAGTTGGCAACGTATAGAACGCCAACAACTCTTTGTCGATCTCGAATTGCTCTCCAATACTCAACACCTCCGTGGTATCAAACATAAAGCGCCCTGTTATGTTATACCCGTGGTACTGTCTCAGAAACGGAATAAAACAATCGTTTACCCACGATTCCATCCAACGCGAATCGCTTTTGGCAATTTGGTTTGTTGTGTTCTCGTGAACCTCAGATTGTGAACGGCTGCTCCCGTCGTCCATTGTCATTGTTGACCCTAAAATCAATTTGGACATTTCAGAATTTAAACGCTCGATTTGTTTGTCAAACGTTTGGTGCGAATCCGTAGATGATCCCGCCACCATTTCCACTTCGTCGTCGGTATTGATCACCGCCCAGGTTGACGACTCCATGTTCTCCAACATTTCCGCCATGTTGTCCCGTGTTTCTGCGTCCCGAACGTTGGTTTTGCCAACCCTTAACGGTGTGCCGTAAATGTCGGTATAGTCCGCCCACGCGCCCAAAGCTGTTTTTTTGTAAACAGTTAATGGCACCGCTTTTGATAAAATCCCTAAGTCGTTCGGGTTTCCTGCGGGTAACACCCAAGCCGCAAACGATGAAAAAGCCTTTCCCGTTGTTGATGTGGACGCGTCACGAACTAACGATTTTTGTGCATAGACAAACTCACGCGGTACAACGTCCACGGTTTCGAAATCCCCGTTCCCGTTTTTGTCTCCGAACTGTAACAAACTAAAACCAAAGAATTTAGAGTCCAAAGCGTGCGACATCGCATCCACAAACCATTGTTTGTCGATCATTGCGGTTTGGTCCTCGATTTCCTCGCCCTTTTCGTCTACAATTTTGAAGTCCGAACCGGTGGTTTTTTGCTTTCTCGCCTCTATTAGTGCGTACAAATGAGCATCCAAAACAGCGTCGTTGTAAACCCTTATCAAATCCTCATTTAGTGGGTAGTACGGGTTTTCAAAGTCCTCAATTGCCGATTTCCACAACGAAATTGAATTATGGAAACGGTACAATTGATTGTGAATAATTTTATTCATTATCCTTTTAGCCTTTGTGCGTCCTTGCTTGGATTGGTCGCTCTTGACGTTATCAAGTTCGTTTCTTAGGTGCGAAATTTGCGTTTCCAACGCTTTTATATTTGCCATTGTTAATAGTGATTATTTTTAGAGGCTGACCCGTAACGAATTGAAATACCTCGTTCCGGCTCTGCTAACTGTTGCAATGATGGTTGGATTTTACCCGAGGCACATTCGTTCGCCCATTCGTTTGCGTTCTTAAATGAAATCACCCTGTTTTCCGGTAAAGCATCAAACGCGATTCTCTCACAAAGGAAATACAACGACACCGCAATGGTGTGTTTTAACAACGTTCTATGGCGGTTCGGTGCTGTTTTCGCAAACTCAACCGCAACGTCGTATCGTTGGCGCAACTTTTCCGAAATATGCTCGATTGCGTCGTCAATTGCAGCGTCCAAAACGGTTTGGTCGCCCTCAGTTATTTGGTTTAGGTCCTCCGGTGTTACGTAGTTTTCAAGGTCCGACTGCTCAATAAATGCCATCTTAAATTCTGTTTTTGCCACGATTCAAAACACGGCGTTTGCCAATTTTGTGTTCGTGCCTGTTGTTCCCGTTAATATACGATAAATAGTCGACTTTGAACGCGTGAATGTGTACGTAGTCGTTGGCGTCACTTGTATGCCCGAAACGCTCAAAAGAAACGCCGCTTTCCTTGTCTCTCGTCTTTGCTTTGTGCTTTGTCCCGTCCGGTGCTTCAACAACATTAAGGTAGTCCGCAACGGTTGTTGTGCATTGCGAACCGATCACTATTTCCAAATGCGGGTGACGCCCTGCGAATACGTCGTTTACAAACTCACCCCTCGATTTCACGTTAGGGTTTTGATTAGGTAGCATTACAACCGGATTGAAACGCTCCAAATGCTTTTCTGCTAACGTGAAAAAGTTCTGCCCTTTCTCCAATTTCGCATCCGCTTTTTTCGACGTCCTGTCCCCTGTAATTACCACGCTTTCGGTGTGGTCACGGTATCGTTCTCTAAACTCTGCGCAAACGTCCACCAACGTGTTTTTTGGGTGTTCCAACAATATTTCGTCGATTTGATGTATAGATGTTTTTTCGCCCTGGTGCAATTGGTGAATTGTTAGCGTTAAATACGGGTTGACGTTTTCGTCAAATGACAATAACAACGGTAAAGTTGGGTCGTACTCAGTCGGTTTAACGTTGTCCGACATTTTAAAAGTTTTGTAGAATGGCGCATCGTTTGCCCTGTTACCCCAATGACCCAATGCAAACACCTGGTAATAGTATGGATTGTCAATTTTTAGCGTTTCTAACTGCGCAATAAATGTGTCGGTCACAAACGGGTTGTTGTGATACGTGGACCAAATCGACGTGTACTTTAATTGAACAGGCTCGATTTTGCCGGTTTTCGGGTTTCTTCGTTCTGTTACTATCGACGATTTAAACGTCTTTAGAGTTGTTTTAGCAAAGAATTTTTTGTATAACCAAAACGATTCGAAGTCCTCGCCGTGTGTTTCCGGGTTGAACGAAAACAATTGCTGTAAATGTGGCGCCACGATCTCTCCCCCGTGTTCCCTCGGTTCCATGTTTCCACGTAATGAGGTGGAAACCGTCACCCACGCGCTTTCACTTATTTGGTTTCCCTCCTCGAACCACGCGAACGTGGGTTCCTTTATACCCCGCAGCTTCTCGGGCTTGTCTAGTCCCCTACAAATGAATTTACCACCCGTCACCGTGTTGGTTATTTCCATAGGGTTTTTTGTAAAATGGAAATGATCAATAACACCGAACGTTTCGCACTCGTCCCGTATCGCTTCCCACATACTGTCCTTTATGTCTGCGTAAACGTTTCGGATCAAAACACATTTAAACCCTGGGTCCGTGAATGATTTAATAATGAGGTAACGCAAGACCGCAATTGATTTCCCACCACCACGACCACCCCAATTGAAAATGATGTCGTCCCGGTTGTTTTCCATCGACCAAAACGGTTCGTTGACAACCTCGCGCCATTTAGGCAAATTGATCTCAACCATTAAACCGTCGGGATTTCCTGGTCTTGGTCGTCATCCGATACGGGTTTATTTATCGCAAATTGTACCGTTGTGACTTTGGTGTCAACTTCTGTTTTCTCAATGTACCCGCGTTTTTTGCCTTTTGTTTTAAGGTAGAAAATTATAGATGTCTCTTTTTGCTCTTTGATGTTTTCTAATAGTTTACTCTCGGCAAAATCGAGTGCCACGTCCCCGACAGATTCAACGTCTTTTTTGAATTCCTCGTCTGTCTTTATCCAATGATAAAATTGAGTCGTCGAAATGTCTGTTTCTTTGCACGCTGTCGTAACTATCCCCAACGATTTCACGAGTGCTTTTAACACTCGCTTTTTATTGTGTACGGTTTTATTTGTCTTTGTAGGCATGTCTTTTTTTTTGGTAATATACGAAAAACGCCATTGAAACGGCGTATAACATTCAGCAAACACGCCATTGAAACGGCGTTTGCTTCAATGTTATCATTAATTGAGAAACTTCTCTTTTATTAATAATTCTCTAGCTTCCTCGTGTGTAGTGTATTCGTTTGTTTTCAGTAAGTGAATTACAGCAGTGTAGTCATTCATATTTCCACTAGCTACCTTTCTCCATCCTTTACCTTTTATTTGTAGCATAAAGGCACATTTACCGTTCCTTTTACGTCCTGTAAACTCGTAGGCTGTTCTATGTATTAAATCGTTTTTCTTGAATGTGTGCATATTTATTAAGTTTAGTATAGTAATGATAACAAGATGTATAAAATAATAAGGCTCGACCTATCTCAATTCAATATTAAACAAGCTACTTAGTTAACATTTTCGCTTGTAAGGTTTGCTTAGTATGCCTTACTATTCATACATTAACCGTTAGCTTTCATTTTTAATAGCTTCTTTATAAAGCTCTTTGTTGTCTGTGTCTTGTAGTTCACAGTTACCGCTTTTAAGTACTGGACAGTCTACATCACAGCCGTAAGTCATTCCATATTTATAGCAGTCACTCATTACGCTTGATGCGGTAACCCCTAAGTCTTGTTCTGTAATAGCTTTTGCAAATTCTAGTTTTCCCATATTAATAAAGTTTAGTGGTTAGCAATCCAAAACGGAAAGCTAACAATTTGTATAATGTAACTCGTTCCTCGCTCCACATACAAGGAGCGTTATAAACTACAAAAATTAAAAAGGCATAGATTCATCAATCTCCTCACCTATTTGTTTTTGTTCTTGTTCCTTTTCGCTCTGCTTCTTCGTGTACTCTTTATATTCTTCCTCGCTCATACCTTCCATTTGTTGGTTCTGTTGGTACTCTGGGTTGCTGTGGTGTCCGTAAAATGCGTGGTCAGAACTATTATCGAAACCCGTCATCATTCTCCCGAAATCGCTATATTTTTCCATATCTACTTTTTTAATTTGTGCGTGTATAACAATATACATAAGCCATGCTACGCACAGGCTCATGTACTCAACGTTACCCTTAATATTAAAAAAGGGATAGTGATGTTGCAAATAATCTTTCATTCGCTACTTTGCAGTAATCTTCTTCAATTTCAAAGCAAATACAATTCCTTTCTTTTTGTCTACTTGCAATCGCAGTTCCACAACTCCCAGCAAAAGTATCCAAAACTAAATCACCTTTGTTACTGCTTTTTTCAATCAAATAGCTTATTAGGTTAATTGGTTTCTCTGTTGGGTGGTTTTCATTCTGTGTTCTTTTAGCTTTTAGTATATTAGAATCACGCCCACCTTTCAATTTTTTTGTTCCGTTACTACAGAAAAGTATCATTTCATATTTCGGTGCATAATCTCCTTCAAGGTCACCCATTCCAGTATTGTTCTTTTCCCAAATCAAAATATTTTTCACATTAAATAAAGCACCTACTTCTTGCTTAAATTTATCTATGTGATGCCACGAGCAAAAAATGTAAAGGTGTGCTTCGTCTTTACAAACACGTTTTAGTTCTTTAACCCAACCACCCAACCAATCAAGGTTCGTGTCGTTTTGGATACTTTTATGTTTTACTTTTCGGTGGTTGCTTTGAAATGCCATTCCGTAAGGTGGGTCAGTTACTACTAAGTCAACGCTATCATTTGCAATACGCTTCGTGCCTATTTGCCAATCTTCGTTATAAATCGTTTGTTCTGTCATATTAAATCTTTTTTAAAACTAAGGGTAACACT